AGTTCCCCAGTTAGCTGTGGTGATGTTTGCGGAGCCGTCAAAGTTTGTTCCGTTAATTGAACGAGCGGTAGTAAGCGTTGCCGCGGAACCTGAAACACTAATTGCCCAAGTGCCATTCTCGTATACAACGGAATACCAAGGCATAGCGGTTGTTCCGAGAGTATCAGTTGTCTTAAGAACGTTAGTAAAATGCCTACCACCATTTACAGTTCCAGAATCAACAGCAACCAGCGCTCCTGCAATTTCACCAATAGCGTCAGCATCAAGAACCCGTGTCCAAGCACCAGCGGCGACCTCATAAATGCCATTTGTGGAAGCAGTGGTCTGGTTTTTTACAAGAACCCTGTCCCCAGCAACAAGTACAATTCCGTCAACCGTCTGAGCAGCACTGAGTGTAATGTTTGCAGTAGTTGCAACCCTAACAGACTTCTTAAAAGAAGAAGTTGGGAAAAGTGTTAAATCAAGGGCTGTCAACCCAACAGTGGGTGACCATCCCTCGCCAGCAGTGCCAGTTACAGCAATACCCTGACCAGCTGTTAATCCAGCGACATAGTTACCAGTAGTATCGGTTCCAAGGGCAACTGAGTTAGCTGCAACCGTAGCAGTAAGAGTTACGTTAGCAGAACCATCAATGCTTACGCTACCAGTAAGGTCTCCGGCAAGTGTAATAGTTCTAGCGGTTAACCACTTAGTTGTGGTCCCAGAATTTCCAGCAAGGTCAGCTTGCCAAGAAAGTGAACCAGCGGTTGCTCCAGCAGTTAATACCCTACCGGAGTTTGTGGTGCTAGTAGCAGGAACGTGAAGGTTTCCATCTCCAGTTGGGTGAGTGTAGAAGTTGTACTCTGTTGAGATTGGTACGTTGTAGAACGTAGTACCATCGTTAGTAAATGTCCAACGGTCATTAGTTTCGTTCCAAAGAACAGATACATTTGCTAAGGTTCCACGCTCTACCTCAACACCTGCGTTTTCTGTTGGCGTAGCGGGTGAATTGTTATTAAGAATAATAACATTGTCATCAATTGTAAGAGTTTCTGTATTTACAGTTGTGGTTGTTCCCGTAATGGTTACATTACCAGCAATGGTTACCGTAGTTCCATCGTCTGTAATAAGCGAGTTTACAAGCTGACCATTTCCAGCATCCCACTTGAGGACCCGGTTCGAGGTAAGTGAAGCATTGTTTTTTAGCGATAAGGTTGGAGAGCCACTTGTCCCACCGCCTGAAATACCTACACCAGCAATTACTTCTTCGATATCACCACTGATGCTTTTCCAAGTTGGTGTTCCACCGCCAACCGTACAAACGTAGATAGAGCCACCATTATAATAAATCTGTCCAATTACTGGACTTGTGGGTGCGGTAGCTAACGGTTGAATAACTGCGTTTTGCAGTTCATTCTTATTGAGGTTAACGTGGTGTAAAAAATTGACTGCCATAATTAATTAAGATATGCTTTTCCTGAAAAGGGTTCTGTAAAATATACAATTAACTGGTTCAAAGATACATAATAAACCTGACCAATTACTTCGGTTCCTGCGCTATCCACAACTGAAATTGATGGATTTTTTCCTAAGTTGTGAGTTATTGTCCACTGCGCTGAGGCTGAATTTTGATTATAAGTGTAGTGTTTATCTGTTGATTGAGTTTCCTTTGCTTTCCAAATTATTTTTTCTGTAACTTCATCTAGCTCCGCGGTAAGCACATAACCATCTACTGCTGATTGGACATCAACATCGTGCAGCTCATTAAGCTCAAATCCATTTTGTATGCTAATAAAAATCTCTCCGTTGTTGGCGTTTGAGCGAGTAACTACACCGATGTAAACAAGATGTGCCGGAGTAACGGGCTTATTAATTAATCCAAAGATTAATGCTCCGTTTACACCTAACCAAACAGCATCACCAGCGGTAGCTGTAGATGTATTTAATCCATCAAGAAGTCCCTCTGTTACGACAAAAAACTTACCATTTACGGCAGCAGAAGCGGCGGCAAGACCTATTGTTTTAGATGATGTGGCCTCGCTTACATTAGAAGCAAGACCCACAATCATATTAGTGCCATCGGCACCAGTAACGTATAAAGCCTGTCCTTTTGTAATAGCAACACCAGCTTTTACTTCGTGCTGTACTTTAGAAACATAGGCGGCGCTATCAATTGGAGAATTTACCCACTCAGTACCATCAAACGTCAAAACGTCTCCTGTCGCAGGACTAACGAGGTTTACATCACCGATGTTGTCAATGTACTCTATTTGAGTATCAACGTAATACTCTGTTGCAAAAGAACCATCAGTCAGTGCAACATTAAACTCAGCAAGGGTTCCTGTTAAGGTATTTCCATTAACGCTTATTGCAAACCTTGTTCCTCCAACTGTAGTTACCGTACCAGTATAATAACCAATGCCGGGGTTTGATACAGATATAGCAAGTTGTCCATCAATGTTTATTGTGCCACCTTTATTTATACCATCTTGATATATTGGTATGTTGGACTGCCCAGCAAAACCAGAAATATCGTCTATTGGGGATATCTGATATATTCCAGTGCCTAGTGCAATAGTTTTATTTAGAAGGGTATCTACGCTATTAGCGGTAATGTATGCACTTGTGTCTATTGTTCCATCGGCCTTTAAGAATCCAGAAGCTGTGCCCCCAACAACTTTATATCCCGTGCTTGAAATTGCATAACCATCTGCGTTTATAACGAATTTGTTATCTCCAAGCCAAGAGACATACAGCAAGTTTGGATTAGGGTCACCTTGGTCAACCTGCTCTTGACTGTTAATTGTAAGAACACCCTCCCGCTGAATTAGTGGTGTGGTAACAACTCCCGAGGTAACAGTCCCAGATGTAGAAAGGTTACCTACCGTTATAGAGTTAGTGGTTGTGCTACCAACGTCCGTAACAGCATCAAGGCTTGGGGTGGCAAAAGTGGCTTCATCGTCAGCATACCAAAGATTGGTTGTGTCGTTATACCTAAGAATTTGGCCGTTGTCCGGATTAGAGACACTAACGTCAGAGAGGTCATTTAACGAGCCATAATCCGTAAGAAAGTTAGGGGCCCAGTTTACCCACGAAGTGCCGTTAAAACGCAGTAATTGCCCCTCTGTGGCAGTGCTAATGATTACATCGCTTAGGTCGTCAAGTATATCTACGTTACTATTGCCAGTACCAACGGTAATCCAGCTTACCCCACTTCCCGTAGAGGAGAGTACCTTACCAGCTGTTCCAGTTGAACCGGAGTTATCACTGACAGTTCCGAGAAGACCTACTTGTGTGACAAAGAATTTTTTGCCTTCTATACGTTGATTTCCGAGAGTTCGGACAAACGTAAATAAATTCTCTATCATAGACTCTATGCGTTAGTATCGCAATCGCCTTCAATAGGGTATACTGGATAGTACACCGAAGACTGCTGCGAATCCTCCTCGTTGAACAAATCGTTGGTACTGGCCTGAGCAGACGCTAAAAGCGTTACATCACCCTTGATATAATTTACAATACGTTGATTTATATAACTAATCTTGGAGTCCAGCCCACTTGAGATTCCATCAAGGGCATATTGGTCTAAATTCTTTTCTTCTGCTTTTGTGCTTCCTATTGCTGTGCGAATAGTAGCTATTGCACTACGGACCACATAAAGGGCAAGGCAATACTTTACCAACTTAAATAAGCCAGCCTCTGTTGCGGTCAAATCCTCATCAAAAACCTTTTGCTCAAGCTCCTCGTATAGGTCTGTGCCCAACAAGTCTTGGATAGATGTAACCTGCTCCAACATAATAAGAGACAGCAAGGAAGAACGGTCTAACTTCTTGGGAAGAGGATAGTTTTGATAGACGTAGTTGTCGTCAATAAAGATAACTTTTACAATGCTCATTGCTCAGAAGGAATGTCGTTAATGTTTGCTCCCTTAATCGATTCAAGGTTTATCTGCTCTTCGATAATCGACAAGTTAATCTTGTCATAACCGACAGTGTTAAGAACTCTATTCATAGAGTCCATAATGTTTGCCCGGTTAGGTAGTGTCTCCGTAGCTCGGAAAATTTGATATGCGCTAACGAGTTCGTTACCAGTACCACCGAGCTTACCAGCAACCATAACACCAAATAGAGTTGGTGAGGTTACATTGTGAGCAGTAAGAATCTTAGCATCGTTAAGACGGCTAAGAATATCAATGGTCTTATCTAAGTTGCTTACGTCAAGAGGAGTAAATATCGGAGCGTCTTCTTTGCTTTTTACCCAAGAGGCAATAACGGTCTCTGATTCAGAACCTACAAATGATGCCTTGAACTTATCAAACTCTAGTCTCTTTTGGTCATTAGACATATTACGTCCAACGAACGTTGCGAGAACTTTTGGAGTAAATCCGTTGGCAGCGGAGTTGCGTATGTGCTTACCAAATTCGTAGTCCGCACTGATAAAATGGAACGCCGAAATGTAGTTCGGAACACCGTAATAGTGATTGTTGCTGTATGGATTTTTGACATAAAGGACCTGCTCGTTTTCCTTTCCAAACTTATCAAAGGCAGCAATCTTTTTTGGTTGGTTGTGTTGCATAGACACATCTCCCTTACCAAACTTACGTCTTAAGATGTAGTGAGTTATACGACCATTTTCGTCTGGCTCTGCAATGCGAATACCCTTAATGTCAAGAGACTTGAACTCAATTAACTTGTTGTGTTCCTTGTTCCATTTAATATAAAACGCAAAAGCACCATTAAGCTCCTGCTGAAACGCCGCGTGTACTATCTGCTCGTACAGACCTTGAGACTTACCAGCGCAGTTAGCGAGGAAAGCCTTTATCTCTGCCCTTTTGATAGGAGCTTTAAATGCTTCATCTACAGAGCTATCTAGGCCGTTTCCAGCAACCATCTTTGCCTTCTTGGTAACAATACCAGCGTGAACTGGTGATTGGTTGTACATACGCTGCAACAGGATGGGAAAGTCATCACCGTAACCAAACTTGATGTAGTCTCCCGCGATTGTATTGCCTACCGCATAGCGATTGTCTAGGCTTTCAATTGACTTTTCGAGTGGGTTTGTGGCAATGTTGCTATCCTTCGCAACAACAAAAGTGTTCGAAGCAAAAAAATCAACAACCTTAGTGAAAACGCTCATTTTAATATAATTTACAAGTTACTTATCTTAACTGTACTGGTAAATAGGTCATCATTACTATCAGAGTTCTCAAAAGTGTAGTCTTCTACTAAACAAATGTAATTTCCGTATGTTCGGATATTGTCATAAATTTCGAGCTTATACTCCCCACCTGCAATTTCCTGTGGTGAGATATCAAGGTCAATACCAATAAAGTCTTTAGCTACATCAAAATCATACTTGTCGTACAGGTTATCAAAGACATATTCCTGCTCTCCTACAATTTTAGTCAGCTTAATAGTAAATGCGATGTCTGACATAGCAGGAGCTTTTACAAATGATAGCTCGTTGTTTTGTCCGTTTAAAATAAATTTCATAAAGTAAAGGTAATAAAAAAAGGGAGGGGAAACCCCTCCCTTTCCCCAATGAAGGGTTAAACTTATTAGGCAGTAACCTTAGCCCAGTTAGCGCTATCAAGAGTGTAAGCAAGCACATTCTCTTCACCGACAAGCGTAAGCTGGTAGCGGTTCTTGTCAGTACGAGAAGCACCAGAAGCACCATCAATAGTACCAGCGTATAGTCCGAAGTCGTAGCCTACCATATGGTAAGTTCCGGCAGCAGTCTCAACGAAAGCAACGATTTCAGCTCCTGGGGTAGCAATCTCCTCCAGTGTGGTACGCTTTGCAGCATCCATACGCAAAAACTCAACCTGAATAGTAGGAACTACAGAAGAAGAGCCATCAGCATTTACAGTCTTAACGTCAGTAAAGTTAGAAAAAGCATCTTTGTTGTTGAATCCTAGGGTAAGGATATCAACTCCAGAGGTAACAAGTCCAGTTCCACCGATAGTGACAGCACCACCAGCAGCAACAGTAACAGCGCCATCCTCTTTCAATTGAGCGAGGTCAGCAAGAATAATAGTTTTTAAACCACCGGAAGAAACAGTCCCACAAGCGTAAGAAAGAGTAAGTCCGGAAAAATCAACAGCACATCCCATTTTATTATATTTTTTTAAGTGAGAGGGGGCTTTCGCCCCCCTCGGTTATTTATTAATCGATGAAAGCGAAAACGATTTCCTCACCTTTCAGGTAGGAGAAGCCAAGCTTAAACTGTCCCCAGATTTTGTCGCTAGACAATTCTGCTTCGTACTTCATATCGATAGCGCGAACGTCATTGTAGTTGTCAGTCAACATAACGATGTTCTCAGGAGCAGAGATGAAGAATTTGTTAGCAGCAAGTGAAGGGAAGTGAACAACCTCCATACCGTAGTAGGCAGGAATGTTTCCTTCAACAACGCCTTGAGCAGTCGTAGTGTACAAACCAGCGATAGCGATTTGGTAAGCTTGAATAGCGGCAGTTCCCATAAAGAAAGCTGGCTTCAACTGACGGTCAGCGTCACCGTAAACGGCAGCCAACATATTAGCACTCATAACTTTGTAAGCGCCTTCCATTTTGTCAAGGATGTTTCCAGAAGTCAATGCAACAGCAACATCGTAATCGAGAACAGTTGCGTCAGCAAGCATCTCCGTATTAAGGGTGGTAGCGGCAAGCTCAAGAGCCTTCTGAGCAGACAACTTAGCGAAATAATCGAAAACCCAGTCTTTGAACTGAGAGTCCATAGTCTCTTCGTTGTGTTGGCCTTGCTTAAGAAGCACAGAGCGGTAGGTAGATTCTAGAACGTCTTTGCAGTTCAAGAAAGCCCACTTGTAAGTCTCAACAGTCATCTCTTTCTCATCGATGGATGCAGAAGAGTCTGGGTCGAATACACACAAGTCATTACCAAAGGTCAAGCTAGCATCGAAGATGGGTACTTGTACTTTTGATTTGACACCGTCAATAAGACGGAATCGGTCCAACACTTTGGCGCTCTTTACCATTGAATCGATAAAGAGGTCGGGGGTGCGGTTGCCCCAATCTAAAGTTGCAACTGATATTGCCATTTTATTTTTGAATTTAAGTAATATACAAATTAATAAAGACGCTTGCCAAAGAACTTGTCAATCATCTTGATTTTATCAGAGGTGATTCGTTCGAATTTAATCGTCTTATCAACGACTGGTGCTTCCTCTTCCTCGCCAGCTTGTTCAGCAGACAAAGTCAATTCGGCTTCTTCGACAGAGGCATCCTCTACCTCTTCTAGTTGTACTTCTACAACTGGTTCTACAACTACTTCCTCAACAACCTCTACAGGCTCTTCGGAGAGTTCTACGTTTTGCTCTTCAGCCACCTCTACGGCTGGCTCTACAGCAGGCTCTTCGTTGGCCTCAACTACTTCGTTGAACTGCTCTTGCGACTCAGCCCAAAGCTCCATTAAGGTTGCGATTGTTTCGTTTTGCTTATTGATGCTAGCCTCTAGGTTTGAGAGACGCTCACCAAGCTCAACAGCGAATTTGAAATCCATATTACTTTCGAATTTTTGTTCTACCATATCAAAATTTTTAACCTCAATAGAAAAACCATTAAGGCCGCTAGCTTTAATCTCATCACGAATTGCTTCTGACTTGACATATGCTTTAGCAAATACAGTTCCGACTGGTAAATCGAAACCGTACATTTTACTCTTGTCTTCTTCAGACTCTTTCATCCATATCTCCAACATATAAACCTCATCGGTCTCATACTGGTGCTGAATGTTAAAAGAGTTGTGAAGACCTTTCTCTGCGTAACTACGCATCATCTTTTCAATTGTATCGACAGAGAACTGGACATAATAGCCTCCGGTCTCTGCACTGCGAAAGATTGGTTTGTTGGGCACAATAACGGGCCCAACGACAATACCCTTCTCGCCATCAACAAAGAACATATCTTTTTCTTCTTCAGAGAAGTAGATAAAGTTTTCTTGAATTGCGGGGTTTGTAACCAACGAAATACGGTACATACCACTCTCCTCATTGTCTTTCATAACAATGTCGTAAATGGGTAACTTTTCGTTAATCTTTTTCATACTTCGTTAATATACAATTTTATTTAAGGCCAACCATCTTAANGAACTCATCAAGGGTAATTTCCACCCCCTCGTTGACTAAGTTCNGATACTCNTTCTTTGCCGTCTTCATACGGTTCTTTAGGTCTTCAATTGAGCGTACAATGCTTGCGATTCCCTCAACCATCTCCTTATCTTCCTGACTGTAGAAACTGCCGTTACGGATAGACTCTGCCTTTCTGATGGCCCAGTTTACACCGCTAGTGCCACCCCATATAAGCCAAGCAACATAGCCTCTGTCCTTCCAAGGGGTTGATGCAAACTTAGGGTCTACTGCGCTGTTCTCGCGGTGGCGATTAAATGCAGCCATACGAGCAATCGTGGAGTACGAAAGAGACTCACGGCTTGC